GCGTCTCCGGTGGCTGCTTCCCGGTGTCCACCATGTCTTCAAGTTCATTCAAGGACAGAGGGCGGTTGTTTTGATCCGTCATGTCGGCCATCGTGATCTTCCCGGCCTTCCACAACGTGAATCGGCCCGGCCCCAATATGGCTTCGATCTCATCCGGCGTGCGAGTCTTTGCCCAGCCTTCGAAGTCAGTCTGATTCGACACTTGCCCGTCAAGGCTGGCTCGAGTGTTTACGGTGACTTTCGCCAACTGCTCTTCACTCATCCCTTTAGCCTTCAGCTTGGCCTTTACTCGCTCTTCGAACGTGGCGCCATCGAGTGAGGGGAGCTTTTTCCCGCTGAGTTCTGCCCAGGAGTAAAGCACCGGGATTTGAGTGCTTCGACATTGCCAGTGTGCCGTCGCACCGGGAAACACCTTGTCATGGCCCACGGGTTCGTAGTCTGGGAACCGCCATTGCAGGCCGTCCAGCGCCCGGCACGTCGTTGTGGTTCGTGAGTCGAGTGTCGCAATCCACTGAATGCCTTTGATGATGTCTTTCCTCGCTTCGTAGCTGGCCAACTTCGCGCTGTTCGACACGCTGATTACTGAGGTTCGCACCAACGCTTCCGCCTGTCTCCGCTTCTGCGCCATTAGTGAACCTTCATTGGCCTCCCCCGGCAACACGCCCAGGATCCGCTTCCGTAGCTGCGCGTTTGTCTCCCCCAACAAGATCCCCTTCCCGATCTCGCTTTGAAACTTGGTTTTCAGATCTTCCGCCTGCCCATCCCACCATGCGGCAGCCGGGGCACCGAACACGATCGGTTGTTTCACAAGCTGTGACAGTAGGGGGGTGCTGATTTGACCGTCTAACACCTTCACCCCGACAAGCTTGTTGATCGTCGCATCCGTGTTCTTCGCTTCGATCAACACGATCTTTGAAAGGCTCTTGTCTTGAGTCTTCCCAATCAGCCCATAGGCTTCCCCAATCAGAAGATCCGCTGCCTTCTTTGTCTCCTGCCACTGCTTCCCTTGGTAGGTCGGGAGATCCCCCATTTTCTTCAGGGTGCCATCGAGTTCCGACTGAAGATCAACCAACAGGTTCAGCGCCTCCACGCGCATCGTAGCACCGACACGGAGGAGGGCCACCGCGTGCGAGGTCGCGGCGTCCACATGGAAGTCGGAAGCGGAAGGCATGGCTTAGGGCTTCTCTTCGCCTGGGGGCTTCTCACTGCCGGGCGCTGGCCGGGGCGGGGGCGGGGCCGTCTGCTCCAGGCTTTTCTTCTCCTCTTCCAGCGTCCATCCCTCCGAATACACCTCACCACGGTTCATGTTGAAGAAGAAGGTATCCCACGACATCGTTCCGGCTTGGAAGGCTGCCACCCAGGCCTGAATCTGTGCGGGAGCGGCCTGCGATGATACCAGTTCCTTGTTGATCTGCACAAAGGCCAGATCCTTCGTGAGTTCTTGAACCGTCGCTGCGTTCCCACTCCACCACGCCACCCAGGCCACAACCAGAGAGCATGAACGGGATGCGGCGTCGGCCACGTTCGACAGCGAATTTGTTTCGCTGGCGGCTCTTAGCTTGACCGTCTCCAAGGCTTCCCCGGCCCCTTGTTTTTGCTCCAGAACCCGGCTCCCCAGGGCTGCCATCATCTTCTCTTTCTGGTTCATGGCCTCCAGGAGTGGTGTCAGTCCGCTTCCGGTAAATTCCAGGAACCCGCATTTCGCCTGCACTTCATCTGTCACCCAGGCGCGGGTAGAGCCCAAAGTGAGGGTCGAAGTTTTGTCATCCGTGAACCCTGCGGCCCACGGTGTCGGCAGGCCCGCGATGTGAAGGCCATTCTCATAGTCGCAACTGTTCCGGTAGTGCGCAAAGTTGATCTCTGCCATGTCAAGCAGCGGCGGCGGCGGCGGGACTGAGGCATCGACACCGAGTGTGTGGAAAACGAACGGGATCTCAGTCAATGCCGTTCCTTTGCGGGTCGGTGTCGTCGTCTGAGTGAGCGCAAACTCTGTCGATTCTTTGGCGCGGGTGTGGAGTTCTACCACCACTACCCCGTCAACAATCTTCAGCACCCGATATTGCACATTTCGGGTGGGTTCCGTGTCCTTTTCCGCCGCCTCATAAATTGTCTCCTCAAGTGTCACCATGCCAAGCTTCACACTCCCGCCCGGCTGCCGATCCCAGCGCCAGTTCAGGATTTGCAAGGCTGAGTAGTGAGTGATGTATGGGCGGCTCTCGGTGTCACTCCAATCTACCCAGGTTCCGGCCCGGCCAAAGCTGGCCAAGTCCCGAATCACTTCCTCAGTGTAGGACACGAACGGCACGCCCAATAGGTCGGCGCTTTCAAGGAAGGATTCGTTGCCGTCCGGGATCTCGATCTTGGCAGCCTTCCGACAGATCATTCCTACCCAGGCTTCGAGTGTGCGGGCTGTCGCACTGAACCACACGGCCCGCATCCGATAGCTGTTATATTCGACAACGGTTTGATCCGTCAGTTGAGGCACGTAACGCTGGGCGCGAAGCTGAATCGCATACTGGCCGTCCAAAGCATCCTGGATCTTCTCCCAGGACTGTTGCATTTTGTGGTAGAGCGGGTGAAGGGCTTGAACGGGCATGCACGGATTGTGCGGCCCGGCTGCGTTCCGGTCAAGTGGCTTCTGATTCGGGAAACTCCACGTTTTACCTACCCTTCACCTTCCGGTTCTCCCTACCCTGCACCTTCCGGTTCTCCCTATCAGATTGCGAACAGTTCGCCCGGCATCCCTTGTGGTTGCTTGAGGACAGATTTGTCCTCAGCATTTTCAGGCTCATAAACCCAGGCCGGGTTCTGCTCAAACTCGAACCACGAACACACGTTGCAATGAAAGTGAACGGCTATCTGTGTCGGGTCTGCCCGCAGGAAGGGCGTGCTCATCAGCGCCCCTTTTTGACAGCGCTTGCATCGTTCCCCGTGCCGGGATGTGGATGCTGCCAAAGCGGCGAGGAAGTCGAGGTGGCAGGGCTTCGGGTGACACCAACAAAATAGCCGTTGCCCCCTCAGTTCGTGAACCGCTTTCATCAAGAGCGGCTGGCGCACTACCCAAGCCCGGTATCGGTAGATCGTCCAGATGCGGGAGTTCTCCGATTCCATCACGAAGGGGTTTCCCCACTTCGATTGTTCGAGTCGCTTCTGAGGGTTGGCACGGCCGCAGTAAAGGCCATCATTGAGCGGTTCCGTGCGGATATTGTGAACGGTGGGAGCGTTCATTCGGCGTAGGGGATGGCGGGTAAGGTCAGGGTCACTTCACGTTCTTTGCGTTCGTCTGGAGAGGCGCACGATGTCAAAGCGGCGGCAGTGAGGAGGAGGAGGATTCGTTTCATAGGACGGCCCAAAGGATGTCGGCTTTTTCGGTTCTGGACAAGTGAACTTCCTCCCCGGTTTGCGGTTCGAAGAATCTCACTTTCAACAGGGCTGTGTTGGCGACTTTTGTCACCATGAAATTGATCGCGTGCGGTCCCTCGCTGTCGGAGACGTAGGCGAACACTCCCAGCGCCAGCCCGCTCTTTTGCCGGGCGCTCAACGGCCTTTTCAGGTGTGCCAGCATTCCAAGGGTCTGAACAAATCGGGCGTATTTATCGCAGTCAATCACGTTCTCTTCCCACTGGCCAAGCTGCCGTTTGGCTTCTGCGGCCAGCTTCGCAAAGTAGTCCTGGGCTCCGTCGTCGTCGATCAGTGAGTACACGCTATCGACTACAAGCAACGGCCTTTCTGAGTTGAAAGCGTGGTGTTTGTAAATGGCACGTTCGAGGGTTTCAGCGGGGAAGGTTTTTATCATGGGGTTTTGAGTCGGGTGAGTGCTCTACTCCATTCTGCGTCCGTGGGCTCTTTCAAGAGTCCAAGTGAGGTGAAGTATCGGAGTTGTAAATCACGGGCGCCACGGCACACCTTGGCGGGCTTCCCGGTGCCCTTCGGGTTGATTCCGTTGCGGCCCCCGGTGCTGTGACAGATCCGGTTGGCTTCCGTCAACGCTGATTGGGCAAGGTGATCTTGCAGGTAGGCGTAGGGCGAGCCATCCCGCCACGGGCAGGTTTTACACATCACCTTGCAGGGTTTGAGTGTTTTGAGCTTGGCCATTACCGTAGGGTGCGAAGTTGTTTCAGGAAGTCCAACATCATACCTGCCGGGATGTGGCATGTGCAGTTCGGCTTCCCGCAGGCCCGGCCAAGCTGAAGGCTGAGGACGGCAAAGGTTTGATCATCTAACGCCATCACTGTTCGCATGAATGCTACGGTGAAGACGTGAAACACATCGGGCGCGGATTCCGTGAAGTTCGCTTTGCCGATTCGGCCAAGCATCATGAGTGTCATAAAGTCGTGGGCTGCTTCAACCGCCTCTTTCGGCTCCTGGGCCGCATAGCGCGTGACTTCGATCAACTGTTCGGGGGTGAGTTCTGGATGTATCATTTCGGGTATCGGGTTTGGGTTGGGTTCAGGGTTTGTTGAGTTGTTTTTCCGCCCAGCGTTTGGCCCCGGCGAAAGTCTTTCCTTCCCATCGGGAGGGCGTGATGTCGGCGTGCTCCAGCCCTTGCCGGGCGTTGACGTAGAGGTTCGCCCATACTGAGTTGGTTTCGGGTTGTTCGTTGATCACAACGGCCCGGTTTTCGAGTGAGAGGATAGTTTGCATTCGGTTTTCGGTTGAGGGTGCAGAATACCCACTTCAGCGGGTAAAGTCAAGAGCCAACTTTTCGCAATCCGAAAGTTCTTTGTTTCCACTGCAATCCATACGTTACACCGTCGAAAGCGTGGTCATCTCCATCCGTGTTTACGTCCTCAGCATTGTGCGGGTCACGGGGCAGGACCGGGATTGTTTCGATGGCGTTTTTGCAGCATTTGAAGAA